AGCTCATTTTATTCTCTCATTAATATCCGCCACCAGTTCCGCCACCGGAGCCTGGTGCTGATGTTCCGCCAGTATATCTAGCTACAATGTCAAAATTAGGATATTTCATTTCCCACACTACATTTTGAGGAAAACTTACTATACCCGAAAAAGTATTAGCATTAATATCAAAATTAAATCCCGAATAAGTTCTATTGCCCTCATTGTTTGAAGCTGTTTTATTTACTATTTTAAATGTTTCTATTGCATTAATACCGTCTATAGCTTGAATAGTTGCCATTACTTCAGATGTAGAAATATTATCATTAAAGTTGGTTCTTCTACCTGCAAACCTTCTTTTTAGCTCCATAATAGCTGCCATTAAAGATTGAGGTGCGTTAGCAGAAGGGTCTATGACAACTGAAAAATCAATTCCTATATTAGCTATATTGCCATTTTTTATTTCTATAGTATCTGAAAACGACTTAAAACGATTTAGATAAGTGGATATGTTATTTGAAACAACGCCGGGCGTATTAATCAAATTTAAATTAGAATTACGACAAACAGTATATATACAAGCACCATAACCACCATCATTTTTAACAGCATAGCTTCTAAAAACTGTTCCAAATTGAGGGGGCATAGCCATAACACGCGCCTGATAGTCTTGTAGTGTTACAGCACGCATCTGAGAGTTAACATTATTTACCGCATTAATTCTAATACTTGCAGGTGATTCGCCCGCCTCTCCGCCGGCCGCTTGTTCGGGATTAGAAACAGTTATGTTATTTTCTGTAGTGACAGCTAAAGCGGCATTTGTGTTTGGTAAATTAGTTTTAAATAATACTCTTTTATCAGCCCAATTTTGTATAGTGTCTGGACCTACATTAGTTTCCACACCGCCACCTGCCACTCTATAATCAATAGTAAGAATAGTGTTAGATGGAGCTACACCTAAAGTTTTAGTCTTTAAAAAATTAGTCGAGTCTATAGCTGCCGCAGTAAACCCCGATGGCGACCCTCTTAAGGTCGGAGGTAAAACAAAATCTTCCGGATTAGGTATCATATCTTCATCAGCATCTTCTGTCAAGATACCAGTACCAAATCTTATAACCGTACTTCCTGCACCATCTAATTCCTGTACAAACCTTTTAGGAATTTTTTTAAGTCTCATTATATATTCTGCACTTGCAGTAGTTGATGAATCAGTGTTTATATCCCCTGTAAAAATTGTATCAACAGCTAAACTATCCACTTCAAAGTATTCAGCGCCATCGGTAGCAGTGACCGAAACTATTTCAGTTACATTTTTATCGGGCAATTTTATCTTTAAAAACTTAACAGGATCATTAACAGCATATTGAAACTTTTTAAGAGATCCCGCAACTGCTGAAACACCACTAACTGTAATTGTGCTATTAACACCATTCTCTTTATAAGTTCTTCTTCGCGCATCTGAAAAATCTACATCTTCTAATATTTCAAAAGATACTACTGGATTAAGACTTGTAAAAACCTTACTGCCCTTCCGTACTACAGTTAATTGATCTGCAGAAGTTGATGTAGTAACTACGGAGGTTAGGGACAAGTTAACAACTGACGGTGTAGTTTTACGAGGCTTATACCCATATGCTTGAGCTAAATTAATAATATTTTTTGTTTCAATAGCTCTATTAATAAAAGTTTCATTAACTTGTTTATCAATATTGTAAGAGAGAACATCTCCAACATAAGCCATTAAATCTAAAATAGCCATACCACCAGATGCATCATTAAAATCTTGAAATTCACTAGGAAAGTATCTTTTTACATAAGCAATTAAATCTGCTTTGATACCATCAAAGTCTTTTGACATATAGCTTATATCTTTTGTTCTATTTACTGGCATTATCGTTCTCTTATCTTAATTAATATTTTATCCGCCACTTATAGTGAACCCTATTGTATCTTGTACATTGGTCGAAGCAACAGTATAAGCCATAGAAACTCTTATTTGGTTCAAAAGTAGAGAGTTATCCATTTCTTGATCTTTAACAGTTATACTAAGTATGCTAACAAATGGCATCCATGTTTGAATAGCTTCTCTAATTTCTGTCTCTATTAACATTTGCATTTCTTCAATATTGATATTTTCAAACAATTGGCCTGCTAAAGTAGGAATATTAGTTCCTAAGTCTGAGCTTATTACTCTTTCACCTTTGCTTGTTAAAATTAAAGTTTTTATATCTTCTTTAATTGCAGAGTTGATAGTCGTGTTACTTTGAAAAAACCCATTATTATATGCTCTTAACGGAAACTTAAAATTAATATTAGTCGGATCAGCTCCAGCAAACTGTTCGCTCGCACCCAAGGTTCCTATTGTATAATCGCCGGCAATATCGGGAAAGTTATTGTAATTTACTCTGCGTCCAGGTATAGAGTTGCCCGGACTTGGAGTATCCAATGGCTGCTCGGTACTTATTGGTGATATACTTACGGCTTGTGGCATTTATTATCTCTAATTAACAAATTGATTTTCGCTCAAATACTCTGTTACTCTATTAAATATCATATTAAGTTGTTCTTTTTGCTCATTAAAGGCGTCTATTAAATCTTCAGTATTATTATTTACATTATTTGTTTTTATGCCAAGGTCAGTAAATTGCACTGAGCCTTGTCCTTGAGCCCCTAACATAGCTCTTTCTTGTGGCCCTGTGCCAGCCGGTATATTAGGTTGAGTCGGGGCTTTGGATATTTCTACTGGTGCAGTAAATCTTGGATTTTCAGTTCCGCCAATAATAGCCTCAAAATTTATTGTTTGTTCTCTAGTTCTAACTCGTCTTCGGGGCGGCGAAACTTGCCGCGGCGGCCTCGCCACTTCTTTTGTAAAACCAGGAATTTTAATATTCTTATAAACAGGCTGGGGTGACGCGCCAGAATGGGTTGGTAATTTTGTGCCAACCGCGACCCTTACTGTCTTATCAGGTACGCTTATAATTTGAGGGGCTTGTCTCCGAAACACTGCCGGTTGTATATAAGTATCCTGTGAAGTAACAGTTTTTTCTAAATCTAATTCTATTTTAGGTAGAGCGTGTTCATGCTCAATAAAAGCATTTAATAAAGTTTGAACTGTTATTGTTAATCCAGTTATACCATCTAACATAGATTGCATTATTGATAAATTTGTTTTATGCCAAGAATTTAATTTCTCACCTAATACTTGACTATATAAGGTTGTATTAAATCCATTATTGCCGCCGGCTACATTAAAAATCTGATCAGCTTCATTAAAAATCATAGCGCGCGGCGGATTCTCTAGATCTCCAGACCTTTGTTCATCTGATGGAGATGCAAAAGTAAAATCACCTAATCTTTTTACGCTTGTATCATAAAGGTGAATAGTTTTAGTTCTCGTTTCTCCTATGGAGGGGTTGGCTCCAGTTAAAGGCTGATACCCTATATTATCACTCGTAGTGTTTAAGTCATTATTTAATCCTTGCTCTAACACGCCTGTATAATTGTTACTATTAAATGAATGCCTAATGTACGTTCTAGATCTACCTTGTTGTATAACATCGCCATAAGTTGCTTCAATAGACACGTTTTCAAACTCGGCGCTGGGGCTTACCATATTGATCTTGTTATTATTTCTTAACTCTTCTACATCAAAACTAAACCCATATCGTTCTTCGGTTGAGGAATAATTTTCAGGATTAGGGATATTAGAATTTGTTTTCCAAGATTCAGCTAAAAATAAGTTTGTAAGAGCACTTTCATTTACTCGTCCAATCCAATAACCTTTAGAAGAATAATTTTGACTTTCATTAATAACTAATACTTCTTCACCAACTTCCGGAATCATTATATTATGAATAGGGAAAAATGGAGCATACCACCTTTGTTCTGTTACTGCATTAGGGGTATCTGTATTAAAGTCATCACCTATTATTTTTATATTCAAGCTATAGGGCGGCCTAATAACCCCACCAATGCCATAAGTGTTACGATTAAAATCACCTTCAATAACAATTCCGCGCGACAATAATATAGATTCATTATTAGGCTGAAATGTATCTTGCGAAGAAGCGTAGGTGTCACTTATAAACTGAACGCCTCTATTAAATTGATTTTTTACATTTTGCCTACCCGCTAATGTTGTCGCCATTATTATCTACATCCTTTATTTCAATACCAACAGCTTCCATTGTTTTCTCAAGATATAAAATTTCCTTACGAGCCGCCGTTATTCTTTTTAAAACTTTATCTAATCCGCCTAACAAAACAGTATAGTCGGCTAAAAGCTCAGCGTATCTTTCAACCATCTCTTTTGTTTCTTTTTCATTCATCTCAACCTATAAAATCTTCTTTAACACTAAAATAATCCAATTTTATTTTCTTTAACGACTTTGTTATTTTACGGCTCGGTAAATCTGTTGCCTCTCTAATATAAACATAAAGTTGCTTCTTATTATAAATATTGAATCTCTCATAGTTTTTGAGTATATCATTGACTATTTCTAAAACAGCAAAATCATCTCTTGTATAGTTATCTTTAGCATCCCAATCATCAAAGTCGCCAATGATTTCATTTATAAATTCTTCATTGTGTCGGTCTACCTCATTTTCCTCATAAGCATGAATGCTAATATTCTGCACAATTATATCTTGATTGTCATCATCAATAAATCGTTTATTTTTGTCAGCATTACATCGCTGAATCATCCAATTTTTTGTGATGGTGCCAAAATATGAAAAAGATTTCTTATTTTTAGTTACGTCAAACTTGCTTAACTTTTCATACAGATGGGTCATTACTTCATGCT